CTTTGGCTTCTTTTACAACTTTTTTGAACATTCCCTGAACTTCATTACCACCAATATCAGGGTCAATTTTGGTGTTTACAAATTCTACACATGAGTGCAAATCTTCAATATCACCAGAATTTACACCTTCTGCTATGATAGCACCTAAATCAATTCCTGAAATATCAGGTTGTTCAGTCTTAGGAACTGGTTTAATTATATCAAGTGTCATTATAAACTCACCTCTGCTGCCTTTGCAAAATTCAATATCTCTGCTTTGTTGTTCTGGATGTACTGATTGATAGTGGTGATATTATCCAACTGCACACCACTATCAATCAGTGGGAACGTCCACCAGAGTGTAGTTTCATTATACTCATACATGGTTTGACTTTCACCAGTCATTTCATCAGTATATGTAATTTCCTGAATATCCCAATGTACCAGTAATCTTGCACGACCATTCCTGATCCTATCAATCTCTATTTCCTGCGGTTGTATTGTTGATTGTACTTTCATAAAATCACCTCTGTGGGATGAACTCGAAGCGAGCGCCGAGCTCCCGAGTCGAATGCGAAGACCCGTGAGCCGAATTCAGAGAACCGACCCCCGCACCCGACCCGTGATACCAATACCCGCCGGAGAACACAACACTTTGTTCTCCTGCATCATGCGCATAGAAGTAGTCGCACAAATACGTTGAACTACTGCCTGCGGTCTCTGAACCTATCATTAGATATTGAAGCAGATTTTCGGTCTCTACATCTGATTGGTATCCATCGGTTGTAATTGGTGCTGCAATACTCGGTTCATATTCTCCTGCAGCAAGATCGCCAGCCAGGATACCCGTGCCGTCACGTTTTGTGATACGGTATTCTGAATCTACTGCATTATACCCAATGACAAATTTCCACACATTCCCCCAAGGATTTTCGATCCCTCTATAGACAACTGGAGTAAATCCATTAGTACCCGTTCCTGTTCCTGTACCGTTTGTTCCAACATTTGTATCCGCACTGTCAGCACCGGTCAATTCGCCTGCAAAACCAGTTCCACTTGTTTTGTCTACTATACCTCGACCGAGTGCGGTTTGACTATTCAGACTAGCCATTTCTGTATAGAACAGCAGTCTGATAGCAGACATTGTCCATATATTCATACACCCATAGCCTGCTGAAATATTATTGGCGTATAACTCTGCTTCATCGATGTCAAAGTGGTCACTAGGTAGTCCTGTATATCCTATTCCACCGGTCACTGGTTGTAGGTTTGTAGCGGACTTCAATTTGAATGTTCCACTATCATCAAATCCGCTTGCTTCGTAGGCAGAAATGAACATTTCCGGTACTTCTACTCCACCTCTCATACGTGTATTTGGGAATCTCTCAAATCCTGACAATCTTACAGGTGATAACCAAGTCCTAGTGTATCTACTATCTGCATAATATTTAACATCAAATGCAGGCAACCTTACCATTACATTACCAGATGCACCTGTAAGGTCAAGTCCATCGCCTCTAGGATTGCTTCCATAAGTAACTTCACCTGTTGCAGGATCAATTACACACCGCCAAATATTTCCCCATATAGCATGGTTATCAAAAAATGATGTATCTGGATTGATGGTATTACCATTAATATCAATTTGCCTCAATGACGGTGAACTACTGTCCCTATCCCATTCAAATCCAACAGGCATCATACTCTGGTATGTTCCAACATCATTTTCTGTAACAAAAGTATTGGTACTTGATGGAGTATTTGCACTAGTGATTGCATCCTTTTCATCAGAACTAAAAAGTGTAGTAACAACTCCCATTAAATAGCACCACCAGTCAAATAAGCAGTATAAGTACCATCAGTCACACTTTCCAAAGTAACACGCATATATTTTACACGCTGTGCATTCACAATTTCAAAGAAATATGCACCATTTTCAGTCAAATCTCCAGTACCAAACACTCTTTCTTTCTCAACATTCCCCACATTATCAACAGTACCAATTGCTCCCCAATCACCAGTATCACCTGTATTGGAAGCCTCTACTTTAATAGTTGCACCACTTGTAAGGTTTGATACACTTACACCTAGTGTAACACTTTTCTTATCCAAAGTATATATTGCAGTGCTAGATTGTGCAGTTGTCACAGCATTCAAAACTGGATTAGGGTCAAGCACTTGCTGGTCAAGTGGAGCATTCTCTACAACATTTAAACTATTGATGGCTGTGTTGTATGCTTCTCCTATCCCTATTCCTTCCCCAAATACAAGGGTAAGGGTTACTGTAGCATTACCAGCCTGTGTTTGCATTACAGATGATATATTTTGGGGGTCTTGGGTGTTTATCCAAGCCTCCGCAGTTCCGTCTTTGAGTTCTTCGTGTGTAAAAATTTCAGATACCAGTGATATAGTCATTGCTATCAGTTCTCCATATTAGTTTCTAAAAAAAGAAAGATTGTGGTATAACAGAATCGCATTAGTCAGTTACCAAATGCGATCCACATACCATCTTCATCGTCTGCAGTAACAACAGTTACAGCAGAACCATCTACAGGCAGGATTTCATTTACTACAGGTGCAGTTGCAATTGCGGACGCTCCTGTGGGCTGAAGTATAAGCATTTCACAAAGTCCGAGTCCGGTGTTTATATCTCCACCAGTATCTCCGAAAGCATTGGTATAAGTGCCTCTGGTGTATTTTTTATCTCCAAATACACCTCTGTCTGTTACCTCATATGCAAAAGCCATCTGTCATCACTCCTTTTTAGCCTTCGTTGAGCTTTTTGTTTTGCTCGCTTTGGTCTTTCGGGCTGTACTGGAACGTCTGGTCTGAGCACTCTTCTTCGTGTCTTCCTTGGTATCTTCTTTAGAAATTGGAGCAGGTTCTTCCTTTTTCTCAATAAGTGTTACCTTGAAATGATTTTTAGTCTTGTAATAATCGACATCACGAGAATCGTACAGTTTCGCAGGGACATTCTTACCTGCAAATTTATGGACATTTCCGGTTATTGGGTTCTTATGTGTTAACCCATCCAGAGTGCCCATATATTTTACAGTCGCTATTGGATCGTTCATCTAAATCCTCCAAAAAGGATTGATGGGGATGCAATTACTGCAAATCCCTGATCTTACCCTGTACGCCAAACCACTGGCAGGTTGCTTCACCCATTGTACGGTAAAGTCCTTCCTGACCAAGACGGTTAATTCCGAAGGGGTCTCCAGAAAGGATACCGGACTCGAAATACTGGGTTGGTTTTGCAATTCTCATTTCCAGATAGTCGGTATCGAGGAAGAACATCCTTGAAAGGGTATCCTGACACATGTCTTTGGATGGTATGAATGGAACACCATTGTATGTTGCAACAACGAATCCTGCATCTACACCATCTACACCTTTAATACCGTTTACGGAAGGTGTTACTCTCTTGGTGTCCATGAATCTCTGCTGTGCCTGCAAGAGTTGCTGGGTTGCCATGAGGGAGTCATATCCGGTCATAATGACCTTTGGATTTCCACCAGCAGTCCACAGGTTGGTGAACATACTATCAATGAGGGACAAGGACAAGGAACGGTCTGTACCAGAGTTGTGGCTGACCTGTGCATCGTAGTCAGTTGTGGAATCCCTATCAAGGCTGAATACATCGAACCAACCATTATAGGTTCCACCAAATGCGTCTTCTTCTGCATCACTGGACACTATACGGTCAAGGGATTCGATATTGTACATGTCGGCTGCAGCACGGTCTCCACTGGCTGCTGCGGCTTCAGCAGAAGCATCTTTCAGGAGCATCTTGTTGATCTGTTCTGCATGTTCCTTTGCCATGTGTTCACGCAGAACTCCCATAACATCTCCAAGGGAATCGTCCACTGTACCCATGTACTGCATGACTTCGGAACTGTCGAAGGTGTGTGCAACGGTCTTGGGTTTGGTAGCGACCTCTTTGAAGGTGGGTTTTGTAGTATCTGGAAGTGCAGCATTTTCAGCAACTCCACCGCTTCCAGAAGTTCCGAGAGCACGGGTTGTGATAAGCCTCCAACCGGACTGTTTCCAAGGAGTCTTGTTCAGCATACCAAATGCATTGGCTTCAAGATTCAGGTTTACCCAAACCTTTGCACCATAAATCTGGTTGTAAATGCCAGAGGTGGAAGTAAGCATTGGCGCATCGCTTTTCTGCATGTACTGCTTGGAGAAGAGGTCTCCATAATAGAGGGATTCAAGGTCTCCAATTGTCTGTATTGAGTTTCTGTACGTCATGTTTATTCTCCTCCAAAGAGGGTGTTGAGATCATCAAATGATTTGTTGGCAAGTGCTTTGTGCATGTCGAAACCACCTTCATCGGATTTCATAAGGACATCCTTTATGGTTGATGCACCATTGTCCATGAATGGCTGGTCTGACTGTGCTGCAGGTCTGGGTGTTTCTGTATATCCAGCTTTCTGCAGTTCATTCTGAACAATAGAGGCAAGCTCTTCTGATTTGTTCAGAGAAGGTGTCTGCTTGGCTTTGCCATGTTCAATCTGTTTGTCGTCAGTTATGTGGGTAGTATCGTTTGTCTGTTCGGCTTCTGGAAGCGTTACCTTCTTTGGGGTTTCGGCTTTTTCTGTCTCTCCAGATTCGATCTCTGGCTGTCCGGAGGTACCTTCGAGCTTGGTTATCCTGCCCTCAATACTTTCAAGTTTCTTGAGTATCTGATTCATTGGGGAATCGGATTCTTCTGCTGGGGGTGTCACTGGTATTTCATCTCCTGCTTTTTCAAGTGCATCCTCTCCTATTATCATAGGTTCCCATGATGTAGTTCCATCAGATTTCTCCATTGGAACAAGGATTTCTACTTCATTTTCAGTCATATTTTGTTCTCCTTTATTAGCGTAACGAATTGCACGTTTAGTTGCCTTACTAGATTCACTATGTCCATCATGCATCATATATTCCGGAATGTCGTCCTTTCCAATATTCTGCTTGGGATCATTAGAAGCTTCGGCTACATTGCGTGCGTCTTTTATTTCTGTTGAACTCAATTTACGCCTGTTCCTTCTATCGGGTTTTACCCTTTCAGAATGCTTGGCATCTCGATAATATTGAAGAGGTCTGTCCGAATCAGGATTCATTTCACGATTACCCATTGCCTTTTCTTTCTCTTTCAATGGACAATCAGCTTCTTCACCTTCTGCGAGATCAACATCCTCTTCAAGGTATGCTTTTTCTTCTTCAGGACTTTCCTTTTCGGCTTTCTGTAAAAGTTCTACTTCCATATATTCGATATTTCCTTTTGAGTTCAACACTGGCATCATGGCATCTGTCAACTTATCACCTTTTGCTAATTTATTGAATTCGTCTATAGTCGATTCTTTGTTAGCAGGCTTGGGAACTATTGACCATTCCCAAATTTCCATGTCGTCTATATGGTTGAAACAGCCCTGTTCTGCATTGCATACTACGTGCTTGTCCAAACCCCTGCCCCCAAATGAAAATCCAGTATAATGCCCTTCCTTTATAGCATCCCAAATCATATCATCGATTGAATAATCATCAAAGATTTGAGCCTGTAACCAGACAGCATTTTTCCCATTTTTTTCTTTGGGTTCCCAATGGAGAATTTTACCTACATGGCGGTTGGTATGTGTATCGACAAGCACACCGCCCCTGTTCATGTAGGTATCCATTAAGCGCAAAACAACATCGATGGGTACGTAGTCGCCCTGATTATCGACAATCTCTACGGTACCATAGCCACTAACAGTTCTAGTATTTTCATCGACATTGAGCATTTAATAATTATATGAACATTTACAAATCACAGCTATCAGAATTTAACATTGAAAAAAGAAAAGATTTAAATACCGTTCCTTCCTATTGGAAGTCCAAAACGGTTTACTTTTTTACCAGCACGATTATATCCCATGGGTTTATCTTCATACCATTCTTCGGATAATTCGTGACGGGGTTTGACATCCTTGTTATATAGTGGACTGTTCTTGAAGATACGGTTCCAGTCCTTCTTAGGAAGGAAATCTCCCATATTTTTGCAACCCAGAGCCATTTCTGGAAAATTTTTTATACAATCATTGCAGGTACCAAGCCCACGCTCACCCAGACAACCCTTTTGTCTTTTGAAATAAGTCTTTTTCTGTCCTACCGTATGTTGTTCTGCGCTCATTTTTTCAACCCGTAATATTCAGCTATTGCATCATTAATATATTGTCGGAAAACCCGCTCGCCTGAAGCCACTGCAGGTCTGAAACATGGTTTTGGATATAATCCTCGCTTAAATATGCTTCTACTAATTAAGAAGGCAAGACGTTTGGAATTTATAAGTCTGCCATTGGCATCATATGCATAAACACCTTTAGCCTCAATCCATTGCCTGATTTTATCCGGTGGTGGAAAGAAAGGATCATGGGGGTCTGGTTCATGACTGACACCAGCACCCCATTCGTGGTATTTAAGATATGGAGCCGTGCCATCGG